TTATGGTACATAATCCAATTTTTTTGATACTGAATCTGCACCGCCTTTGTGATAGGTAATGTAGAAATGTCCGTCCTTATATTCGATAGAGCAGTCATTCAACTGTCCATTGATATCGTCAAGAGAACTCTGAACACTTGCTTTTGTGCTGGATAAATCTGTCGTAAGGTTTGCAATTTGTCCTGCAAGGGTTGTTCTTAAGTTATTTACCGCAGTATCAGTATAGTCCTTTCTGTTCTGGATCTCGTCTGCCAGGTCTGACTTTATATCGGAAATGGCATAGTTTGTTGACGACTGCAAATCACCATACTTATTGTTTATAAGTTCTGTCAACTGGTTTTTCTGGTCATTTGTATAGTCATTGCTCGCCGATATTTGAGAAAGCAAGTCACTGATCGTGATATTCCCATCCGCATCCCCATACAGATTGTCGATTGCAGAGTTCAAAGCATCTGCATTGCTGTTGGCGCTGGACGTGATTGAATTCTGCAGCTCTGTTACCTTTTTCGTAAGCTCTGTTGTGGTAGATGCTTCCAAAGAATTGATCAAATCAGAATATTCTTTCTTCTGGCTGTCTAACAAATCGGTATTTGCTTCGATCTGTGCGGTAAGGCTTGTCTTTACCTCTTTGACCTGATCTTTCGTGATCTGTGTGAGCTGTGCCACAATATCGGTGATATCCGCAGACAGGTTTTTGATCTCATTATTTACGGTTGTAAAGCTTGTGGATGTCTCCGACTTATAATCGTTTAATACGTTTGACAGGTTTTTGATGGAAGAATCCAGATCTCTTGTGTTTTCATCAATCTTGGTATTCAGATCCTGTGCCGTATTATTTATTTTTGAGTCCAGATCATTTGTTTTCTGCTCCAGATTGTCTACAGTTGAAGTATTGCTCGCCACATCAGAAACCCTTGTGATGTCAACGTTGAGCGAACTTAACTTATTCTGGATGTTTGTGATAAGCGCATCATAAGCGGCTTTGTTTGCTGCATACTCATTTGAAATTCTTGTGAGCGAATTTCTCAGATCCTCAACATCGTTGTTATAAATCTGATACTCGGCAGTAATTGCCGGAACGATTTGATTTGTGATGTAATTACGGAACTCGTCCGTAAGTTCAAATTGCTGCGTTGTGTCATTCGTGCTGGACAGATTGTATGCCGTCATTTCGGTAGCTACCGCATTTGATACAAACTGACGGATTTCTTTCCAGTTTTTTTCATTGATTTCCGATTCCGGGATGGAATTTAAAACACCGGAAGTGATTTCTGCGGTTACAGCGGTCATATCATCTTCCGTAACATATCCCAGACTGTTTGCCTGTTCTAAATAATTTGCAAGATATGATTCGATCTGATCCTGAAAGACGCTGCTTACATCACCATAATTAACATCGTCGGTGTAAGTATCGCTGGATACGACCTTATCACGAAAAAGATTTGCCGGGTTGCCGACAAGCAATATTGTGGCGATGAGCGCGGCGACAATTACTATCGCCACACAAAGCACAATCTGCTTTTTGCTGACTTTGAGTTTCATAATTTCCTCCTTTTGTGAAAATTTAATTGCTTCATTTCGTGAATTATACCATATAAATGCATATAACACAATATTATACACTTATACCGGCTTTGGACATGAAAAACCGTCGGCTCTTTGGTTGCCTGTTCGGCAAGCATGAAAGTCGACGGTTATAGGGTGAGCGACTATACTATTTGTAAAAAACATGGTGTCCTATGATTTTGTAAGGTTCACGTCCGTTCCATGATTCGGTCCGTGGATCATTCACATACTCCGAACTTTCTGTAACCTCCATTTCATTCTCATCGGTTTTTTCTGACATATCTGTCGAAGACCCGATCGTAGGATTTCTGAACCACATTACCGAATCATCTCCCAAAATACTGAGATTTCCATCCAACACCATTTTCACAACTTTAATTTCTGCTTCGGCAGGAACCATATCAGCTATTTCCTCGTTATACGAGAACTGTCCGTCCTGATAGATTACTTCTCTAGCTGTGTTGGGATAGGTTTCACTCAAGATACGATTTTTTATTACTTCTGCAACCGCAATCCATCCATTTGTTCCCTCTCCTCTTGCTTCATGCCATACAGTTTGCGCTATAAGATACAGATCTTCGTCGGAATAATCCATACTTGAGGCAACATCGACTGATGTTTCCGGCATCAAAACTTCATCGTTTATCGTTGGTACCCTATAGAAAAGGGAAAAATTTGGTTTTGATATGGATACGGTTTGATCACTGGCATTACAATGTATATAATATCCATTGCCAATATATATGCCAACGTGGTTGATCGTCTCCCCGGTATTCAAGATGCCCAGGTCTCCGATCTGAAGATCACTCTGCGGAATGGCTTCACATGTATGCATTATCATATCAGTTGACAATAGTTGCTGCCACGTCGCTTCACTATATCCAGCGGTCCGGAATACCCATTGCACGAATCCGGAGCAATCAAGCCCTTTCTGCTCTCCATTTTCAAAAGTATACCAGGATGTATCATAACCACTTTTAGTAGATTTTCCACCCCATTGATACGGAACTCTTCCTATTAAAAAGGAGGCGACTTTAATGACGCATAATCTATTCCCTGTGACGCACTCAAATGCATTCTGAAGTTGTTCAGCCTGGTCATCGCTTAAAAGATCTGTTTCCCATTGCGTTTGCACAAATATGCTTTGCTCCAGGTTGGTTTCATCTATTCCACTTATGATTATCTTATCAAGACGTGATTCATATTCCTCTTCTATGTCTGCATATGCTATGCCAGCGTCCGCAAACAAGGTCTCCGGATCCTTTACGGATAGCGTGACCTGTCCATATGTTACTGGTTCTGTATCTAATATTATGCTTTGTGTCCCATTTTCTTCAAAATATCCGTCACTTCGTTGCACATAAACCGGATATTCTCCATCAGTAACGATATAATAGGTCCCTTGCTTTTCATACAATCCATTTTCTGTTTCCACATATTTATCCGATTTAAGTGGCTGCGGCATTTCTACGCTACTTTCTGAAACATCATAGTTCAAAAAATCAATATCAGCAATGGTCTTCTTACTATGGTTCATCAATGTACATACAGCTGCAATCGTCTTTTGGTAGTCAAGATCCGAATATGGATTTCCATTGTCATAAAAGGATTCCATTGTGAGTGTATAATTCCATCCGCTTTCCTGAATGTCGGATTCAAGACTGTTTCTGGTATCATTATATTCTTGGTTCAGCAGTTCTTCCAGTAGCAATGTTGTATGCAGAACATTATCACTTAACTCTGTGTCCCTTGCCTGTACGCAAAGAGTGCTGTTTAAGCTTACAATAATTCCAACAACCAAGCTTATAGCTCTTATTGTTTTTTTCATGTGTATCTCACCTTTCTCGCGTGATCAAAACCATCTGTTTTACCTTATAAAAGAAATGCCTATCGCATATAGCGATAGACATTTCCTCATGAGAATATAAAATGCTGTTGCATCATAAATTATAACATTGCATTATTTTGTTGGCAAGTGAAATATACCTTCAAAATACGCTGTGCGCATTTATGCATTTACCAAAAGGCACCTTGCAATGCCTTTTCTCGGCGTCATCGCCCCTTAATCAAGTGTATTATACCATTGTTATACTTGTGTGTAAAGGTGTACATTTATAAAGATTTTTAAATCGCTTGACAAATGTACTTATATGGTGTATTCTATACATAGAATATAGCTACATTAAAGGTGCGGCTTATATTTGCCTTACAAAGGGAGAGCGGTTTTGCCACCGTTCTCCCCGCTTTCTTTTTTACGTTTTTCTCTAAGTTAAAAATCACATTAAGGTCTTTATGTAAAATATTTCCCATGCTTTTCTTTTTCTATATCCCGACATACGCAAAAGACTCCGGCAGACACATCTGTTCTTCTACAGACAGGTCATCGCCGAAGTCTTCTATAAGCAATGCAATATGCATCTTAAGCTACGCACAAACAGGCATTATGAAAAGAGATGTGCTAACAGTCTGGCAACCAGGAACATAGTGCAAAATGTTGCCAGTGCGGTAAAACCGCAACCACTCTTAACCTGTTTCGATCTGCTTCCTTTTCCTGCATACACTGCTTTCTTTGGATTCTTAGGATCGTAATATACAGTAATATAATTAGGCGGTGTCTTTGTAGCACTACTTTCAAAAGACAATACTATATCATATTTTCTGTTTCCCACCACATATTCATATACATTCTTTTCAATCAAAATTCCTTCATAATTTGTCGATTTGCGAACTGATTTCGTCTTAACCAGCGTTCCTGTCGCTTTACAACCATTTTTTTGTGCTTTCTCTATAAAACGCTGTGCTCTTGATTTCCCCCAAATTACCCATCTTAAAATTCCATAAATAAAAACGATCAAACCGCATATAACGATAATCCCGCCCTGCGCCGTCTCTGACATCTTCCCATTTTCTCCTTACTTCTCTGTTAATTTTATTTCTATGTATTTCCCAGTGTCACTTCCGTCATGCACTGATCTAGCTCCATGTGGGTCATAGTAATCCTGCGATGTGCTGTCGGAAAGAGCACTACTTAATGGTCTTACATCAATTTTAAATGATTGATCTGGTTCCATATGTGTCCAGAACAGGATCCATCCACTGTGCAGCGTTCCTCTTTCTCTTACGCCGGAGTCGTAATATTCTTCGTCTATCTTATGTGTTTCCTGCCAATTTCCCTCATATTCTCGGTCGGCTATCGTTGTATTCATTTCACTTGATAGACTGTACAGCTCCCCATATGTCCACGTCTGCTTTGTATCTTCATCATCCACGGTGTTAATATTGTTATCGCCTACAGCATAATAGAACAATACGGTGCTGTCTAAATTAGGATAGCATGTGGGGCATTCTGAAAAATCAGATGGGAAATATATTTCATACTTAACTACATTCCATTGTGTCTTCCCGTCTTCATCCATGTCAACCTTGTTTAACCCAATCGTGTCATTTGTCCAACTGGATTCCCATCCCTGTATATGCTCTCTATAGTATTCCTTTGACTCTTTATTGCCAAGAACATCGGTAATTCGGATGTATGCTTTTCCATATGTGTCGCTTTCATGTTCGTATTCTTCATCATCGCTGACTCCACACTTTACTTCCACCCATTCCCCTAAGTGTGCCGGATCATCATACGTCGCATTTACAACCTGGTCTTCCGCTACTAAGTCTTCTGTTTGACTTTCCTCCGGCATATCTTCTGCTGCAGCTTCCTTTTCGATGAAGATGTCTGTCTTGTTTGGCGCGGTCTGCTCTGCCGCAGTTCCTCCAGTATCAGATTCTAATGCGGACTTTCCACACCCACCTACGGTAGCAATTGCAATGCATGTCAATGTTAATAATGTTACGACTTTCCTTTTCATTTTTGTTCTCCTTTGTTATTCCAGTAATTGATCCAATCTTCCATATGAGGTTCTTTGATTTTGCGCAACCATTTATCGAATGTAGTTATTGTAGGACATTTGCGCGGTATTATTATTATTTGTGCGCATAGTGTAAGACAAAAAATAACTGCCATTATAGCAGTTGGTATAACCGGATACCAAACATATAGTGGTGGTTCTTTATAAAGTGACAAGCAAGTATCCAAAATATGGTCAGTTATTAAAAGTGAAGGACCAGTTAAAAGTAGTAACTCCCACATTCCAATAACGAAAGAAGTTAATGTGATCATACAACGTTTTTTGTTTTCAACCGCAAGTTTTTCTGCCATCCATTCATAATCAGTCCCTGCCGCTTGATCAGATGCCCACCTTATTTTAAATGGCTCAATTGTTTGTGCTTTACCCCATTTTTGAAGCGCAGTGAACACACACATCAACACTGCTTCAAAAACTAATAGGTATATCACCATTTCCATATTATTTTTCTCCTTGTAATTATTTTTATAGTGCTTTATGATTAAAAAATGATGGAAGTTTTTAAACTTCCATCAAACATATCGTTTATTTTTAAACGGTAGCTATTACGCACCAGTTCTTTGATGGTTTTTCAGGCAATGGTTTCGTTGATAATAATCCTCGGTTGGAATCTTCTTTGGGTTTTACACTGTCATCATAATCAGCAATAACTTTCCGCATTGCCTTGCATAATTCCATTACGCCGTCCGCCTTTGCCTCGATCTCCAACTTATGTTCTGCCTTTGCATTAAGAGATTGCTTCATCGCTTCCTGCTCTGCGTGCAAAACAAGTTGTTTAATCTGCTCTACTAATTCTTCTTCTCTCATACACTTCTCCTCCTTCACTGAATGTAGCCCAGAATGTCTACCCTTACAATGGTCTCCGGATTATTTGGTTCAAACGCATATTCGACCATCAGTCGAACCTTTTGGTTTTTGGCTGTTTTGATTCCAAAGACCTGCTCATATGCTGCTGCATCTCCACCCCGGACCGTTATTTCTACAACACCCCGGAGATAATATAAAATGTCATTATAGACAAGGCTGCTGTCCGTAATAAAAGCGGCTGTTACTTCCAGCTTATTATCTACATACGCCTCCAGTATGGAATTGATCATTTCATCTGTATAGGCGCCGAACATATACTCGTCTCCGGCAAAATACTCCGATAAGTCTGCTGTAAAAGCATCCTGATCCGAAAGGATATCCGTATAGTTGTTGCCGAATAAGGTGCCTGTACATGCTGTGGCTGTATCAATGTACGCCTGTGCATCACTGCTTTTCTTACTAAGCGTATCCGAAAAATCCTTATTCGATATGTAATATTCCGTTTTCTGGAACGGAACATCATACAGTTCGATTGGAACATCTGCCCCACTGTATGTGGTTTCTAAAAGATAAGTCGTATCTTTAATGTCTGTCTTATCTGATGTGATAATTTCGGATTTATCAACTCCAAGTTTGGACAACGATGCCACTTTTTCCGTTGTCGAACCCCCGCAACCACTCAGCAGCAGTGCTACGCTTACCATTCCTGCTATGATTTTCTTTTTTTTCATCACTCTTTTGGTATTCTTCCTTTCTTAAATAAGTGTATTATACCATATATACACCTATGTGTAAAGCATCTGTCGAACGTATGATTTTGGGAAATATGTTTTCTGGACACCACTCTTCCAGCATATGACGCATTAAACAATAAGAATGCGTCATATGCCGATATTTTCACAAAGCAAAAAGCCGCATCCCCAGCTTCCATTGGACATGTGACTCTTTATGCTCCGCCGCATGTATTGCCGGCTGGGATCATAGTCGTTTGCATAAATCATTTCTGTTCTTAATTTCTACGCCGCCAACAAACGTCACGAGAAAACTTTGGGCGGGGATCCGTCGGCAGAATGTTCAACTTAGCTGCCAATAGGAACACATTCTTTGCACATTCCATTTTCATCTTCCTCACAATCCTTTTTGCACGATTTTAGTTTTAAACAATTAAAGCATTGGTTAAAACGTTCTGCTTCATGCGGATTTTCCTTAAGATATTTTAATAACCGTTCCATATTGTTCTGTTTTAAAATGTCGGCAGCACTCATTTTTTACCTTACCTCCCTTTATCCAGCTCACTCTTAATACTGGTTTTCTCCTCAATAAATTCGCAGCTTAACAGTCTTACTGACACCAACATTGCCATTAAGTCTGATGCACTGTCAATCTCAACATCATAACTCATTCCCGTTTCATCGAACATTGTAATCATGCAATAATCGTCACAATCTTCACAATCCGAAAGCACTTTAAGAAACGGATTTGATTCATCTGTTTCATGATAAAATGCACCTTCTACTTCAGCTTCCAAATCACAAATAAAACCATACATCGGAATATTATTTGATTCATACTCGATTACTATTCTTCGGGTATAACACCCACAAGTGAAAAGCAGCTCATACTCGCATTTATGATGACCATTCATACAAATATCATAATCAACATAGTCTTCCGTCTCCGTGGGTCTGTTCTTACTGCTCTCTTTGATGTTATACATTACAAAGTAATCAACGACCTGTTTCTCTGTATTCTCTGATCTGTTATATATATTCCTATACTTTTCAAAAAGGTTGCATTTCTCCCTGTACTGATCAAAGTATTTCGTATTTCCTGCTTCTATGTCCCTTTTGAAAAAGGACTCATACTCCCCAGTGGATATGTCATATCGACCAATGCACTCCCCATATGTATCTGGAACGGCATTTCCCTTTAATGTCAATTTTATTTCATTCTCCAATACTTCTAAGCCTTTACTTTTTAAATCTTCTACTGCAATCGCAGTAAGTTTCTTTTTCATCTTCTACCTCCATAATTTATCAGTTAAAGTTCAGTTTAAGTAGGTTCTTGATCCGCTAATAATAACTCATTTTCTTCAATCCTTACATCTTCTACAGGATAAATATCTCCCCAATCATTTCTGATATATACTTCTGAATCAAGAGTCAAACAACCACTATTCAGATTTTCTTGTATACAATTTAATAGCTTTGATATTTTCATAAACACTCTCCTAAACTTCTAAATTTCCTAACTAAATCTTTTTACGGTTTGTCTTGTTTGCTCTAATCGTAAGGAGCAATAACCTGTAATTGTTTTTGGCTTTTCACATTCTTCTAACGGCTTGTATTCTACCGAAATCCCGTCAATTTCAGCTATTGCTTTGATAGGGTGGTTCAAACCACAATAATATCCAATTCCAAGTAATTTCTTTTGCAACGCTTGGCATCCTTTACATTTTTTCTTCATTTAAGTTCCTTCTTCTGTTTTTCCATTGCTGACGTGCATTCTTTCACAGTGCCGATTGCTCGGTACTGTTCAATCTCCGTCTTTAGTTCATCAGTGCTTAAAATTCTCCTTTCTTAATCATCTTCTTTTAATTTCCATTCTTCTTTGTATTGTCCAAGTTCGATATGAATATCCCCATAGCAACCATCAACCCTTAACTCATATCCATATTCATTATTACAATAATCAGTGACTTTCATTTCCTCCCATTCGTCAGATATTGGTAATCGAACCAATATAGTTTCTCCAATTTTGGGGCGTGGGATGGAATCATATACAGATAATTTTTCATCCAAAAGTTTTTGTGCCTCTTCTGCCGATATTTCAATGAATTCATGGTTTATACATTTAATCCATAATAATTTCATTTTTCCACAAAAGATGTCGCTGTCGTGTGCTCGCATTGAATTTGCACATGCAAACACAAAATCCTTATCATTTATGGGTTTCAGAAACACGAATGATTCTGGCATACTATCAGTCCATATACCATAATGCCATCCTTGATATTTCCCCAATATTTTAAACCCGTGACCATACTGCTTGAATTTATATGCCATACAATTTACCCTCCATGATTTTTGCAACTAAAGGTACAATTTATCGTATTTATTTTTACAAGGCGTGATTATTTCAGCAATTCTATTGTTTTTCCATTGCTGACTTACATTCTTTCACAGTGCCGATTGCTCGGTACTGTTCAATCTCCGTTTCCAATTCCTCAATGTATTCATCTTTGTGGTCGCTTTCATAAATACTCTCCTAAACTTCTAATTTATCGTTCCAATTTCCTCTTCGCTGAAAATCTCTTCTACATCAGCACAATTTATTTCTATTATTTCTCCATTATTTTGCTTTATCGAGAATGTATTTTTGTTTGAGTTCACTTTGTACAGCGTACCTATAAAACACTTTTCATTTCTCAAAACTTTACACTTTTGTCCAATATAAATTGCATAATCAAAGTCGCTGTCTGAGCAATAACTAATAAAGCCTTCTCCGTCTATGAAGAATGTATCTACACTTCTGACCATATATTCTATTTCTCCTTAAATTCTAATTTGATTCCTCCATTAAAGCCTTATTCCTCTGTCAATTCAGCATATATTTCGTCCTGCAAGGTTTCCTTGTCATTATCTTTAATCATCGCAATTACAAGCTCCTTGTTATCTACAAGGTATTCTGCAATTACTTCTGCAATTTCATATGCGTTCATGTTGCCGCCCTCCTTAAATCTAGGCAAACCGGAGCTGTCCGGTCTGCTCTGCTTTAATCTTCATATTTGGTGTCCGCTCCGCCACGCATAACTCTGGCAAATTCGCTCTGACTAATGCCGCAGGGATTGGTGGACATACTGCGTTACCGCATCGCCGCACCTGCTCGCTTCTCGGGTATGTCTTCCCTGTATAATCATGGTCAATGATGTAGTCGTCCGGGAATCCCTGACATCCATATAGTTCCCGTGGCTCAAGCATTCGCAAGCCGATGTCCACAATCTGATAATCTACACCCTCAATCGTCACTAATCCGAATCTATCCCGTGCAGTTACCGTGTCAAGTGGCTCCTTAATATCCTGTCCGGTTCCCTGCCCGTAGTATTTAATCAGAAATGCCCTGACCTCTCCAAAGTGTCCGTCACCGGCTGTAATCGTTGGTAATGGCTGTCGGATATCTTTTCCGTCACAATGATTGTTCATCTGGATCAGATTAGCAGTAACAACGCTGTTATGGTCCCATGAGGTAACTGTCGGCAATGGGTTCTCTAATGTTTCTCCTGCTCCTTTGTAGCCGCCATCATAAAATTTATGCAGGAATGATGTGACCAGCCCATATCGATTAGAGCCATCTACAGTCATGATGGGTGCTTCAATACTCTGCCCTCTTACTTCGTCCTTTGCTGTTTCTGAATGGTATTGGATAAGCGTCGGGCTAATAAGGCATTGTTGATTACCTGTGGTGATCGTATGTATCGGATCTTTGCAGTTTCCACCCGGATGATTCGTTGTATTTGTCCCCATATAAGGTGCTAACGTCGGCTCCACAATTCCATACCCATGCTTTCCAGTGATGGTCGGCATTGGCTTCCGAATATCGTTCGGTCTGCGCTCTCCACCATGATTACATTGGATAATAAACGGCTCCGGATTGTCGAGGACGAACTTTTTTAATCCTCTTGCGATCCTTTCCATTGTCTTTTGTGCCAGCGGTCTTACTGCCCGGATCCCGTATTTCTCTTTGATTTCCTCGGACGTATCAAAAATGGACGGACATGGAAGAGAAAAGTCAAGCTGCGTGTATGCTCCCACATACGGTTTCAGCAGTCCAGCCTTTACCTCTTCACTCTCTGCCGGTGCGTGTGTCGGCTCTGGAAAAACTATCGGTTCGCCATCACACCGCGCGATCATAAAAAATCTCTTACGCATGGTTGGTGCGCCGTAATCTGCAGCAACCAACTCTCGAAATTGCACCTCATATCCCAAACCTGTAAGCTGTTGCACAAACTTTTCAAACGTCTTTCCCTGCTTTGCCTTGATTGGATGATGCCGCCGCCCAAGTGGTCCCCAGGTTTTAAATTCCTCCACATTCTCCAACATGATGACCCTCGGTCGCACCAGCCCCGCCCACCGGCAGGCTACCCACGCAAGACCGCGGATGTTTTTATCCTTTGGCTTTCCACCTTTTGCCTTACTGAAATGCTTACAGTCCGGGCTAAACCAAGCAAGAGCCACCGGATGACCGCCGCAGGCTTTTACCGGATCCACCGCCCACACATTTTCACAGTAGTGCTTGGTATTCGGATGATTCGCCTTGTGCATCCGGATGGCTTCCGGATCATGGTTGATTGCAATGTCAACACTGTATCCGGTCGCCAGTTCTATACCGGTGGAAGCGCCGCCCCCGCCGGCAAAATTGTCTATGATCAGTTCTCCGTTAATCATGGCAGCACCTCCACATAATCCCAATCTTTCTTATATCCTCTTAGCGAAACATGCCATCCTCCGCTATTTTCCACGTCCAAATAATCATCCGATGGTTGCCTGTCAGTAAACACGATGTGAAAGAAATCATGACCGCAGTGTCCATCTACCACACACGCGTAATCCTTATTTTTATAGTGAAATATTAGATTTGTGCCTATATCCGGTTTCGTATCACACATTTCTTTAAGCAGCCCGTCAAACAAACTTAATTGTCCTGGGCACTCATAATTGAATTTGTCTAAATCGCTCATTTTCTTCCAAAGGAACCCAACTCGCCTTTTACCCGGATAGGTTCCGCTCCTTTTTGTAATCATTTCAAAATGTCAAACAAACTTATCTGTCCTGCCACATTGTCGCTTTGCATCCACCACAGATACACTTCTTCGCCGCAAGACCACTTTGTTTTCTTGCCCTTTTCTTTCCGGGCATTAAGCATCTTGTCGAAAGCCCTTATGTATGCCGTTTTGTATTTTGGGATATCGTAAATTTCACGTTCTCTTTGGCATTTCTTAGCCAATGGACACGCGATACATCCGATTCTTTCATATCCCCATGAATACATTTCACATACCGGAATTTTTTCGCCGCTGACAACGTCCCAAATATCTTGCAACTTCCAATCAATAATTGGATTCACAACGGTCTTCGCTTTCATCTGGCAACTCTCAAATAATCGCCGCGTATCATCATTATCTGTAATGAGCATCTTTTCATCAGATACGCCCACGCTTTTATCTGCGGTGTTTGCCAAGACTTCAAATGCGCTTCTATTGCTCCTTTTCTTACTTTCTTCCCACCGCACACCCGTTGCGATCATGCGGTTTGCGTTCCCACCCTCTTTCAATTCTGAACAACAATACCGGACAACTCTTGTCGGCGGCATCAATTTTTGTGGAATCAAATTCCACATGGTTACTCTCTGCCCGTTTCCCTTATCGTGATAGTCTATGGTGCATTTCACACCATTTAATTCCAATCTTCTAAAGGTTTCTCTTATGTGATAGACCGTTGGTGGGGCATCCACCGTTGTATGCGAGTTATGGACCTCAAACGGAACGCCGCTTTGTTCAAATACCCACAACAATACATCTGAATCCTTTCCACCGGAATACTCACAAACAAGCGGCTCTCCATAATGAGACAGCGACATTTCGCTTGCAAGTTTCACACGCTCTATTGATTTTTTAATGAAATCTTCCAACACGCCACACTACATTTATCCGTGCGGCAAATTTACAATCCGATCTATAGTCTCGGGAGTAATTACTGCTGACCATTGGTCTTGGATGGGGCGATACCTATGTAGTCTATCAACTGATTTCTACCTTTTCTCATGCAAACCGAGACATTTCATTCTCACGTTTATCAATTTTTACAACCCCGATTCTGATTCGGGGAAACCTCGTTTCACGAGGATAAGTGTTATTCCTTTCTCTCTAAAATTTCATCTAAGCAGGCATTCCAACCTGCGTCGAATTTTCCATTGTCACAATGCTCTGGATGATCGGATCTCTCCGGCAGTTCCCTGAGCGGGCACCAATCCGGCTTTCCACCTTCCATAATCTGCTTATCCACGGTGTAAATAGTGCATATTCTATCTCCGACCAAATATTTTTTCAATTTACAAGCATTTAATCCTCGACAAAACACACATTTTTTGCATGATTCCGGCATGTCCATGACTAAAACTGCTTTAGCCATATTTTTTCACCTCCAACTAAGATAATTTATATCTGTCTCTCGATGCAGAACGAAACATCATAAAAAGCATTTCCGATAATGATTTTTCTCTACTTCTGCGTTTTGCTTTCTTGATTACGGTCAGCTCTCTCCAGTTATTCCGCCAAGTGCTTTCTGTTGGCACAATCACGCCAACAAAATATGGGATTTCTTTTGATACCGCTGCATATACTTCCTCCGGCATTACAAGATAGTTGTAGTCACCGATGAAATTTAAACCATGTCCCGAATGAAAATCCTCAACAGAAGATTTTATCTCGTAACAATAAAAGTCCCCTTTCTCAATCCCAGAGACTGTATTATTCACAGGCTTAAACCGCATGTAATCCACTCTGATTGCGTGTCCTGTGGCATAATCAAACGTGACTTCTTTAGCCATATAAATTCTTGTGTCGTTTTTGGGATTTATATATCTTTCAAGCGCTAAAGAAAGTTCTTTCGTAATTTCTGGTCGTTTGCTCATATTTCCTCCGTGGTGATGTTTTTAATCAAATAAGAAACTTCAGATAACATAACGTTATGAATGTCGCAATACACTTCCGCCGGCATCATTGTATTGAGCAAATAATTTTTCCCATGCTCCACATCTGTGCCGCTCCAATAGTGTGAAATAGTCATTTTTACAGCCATCCAAATATCTTTTCTTGGCATCTTCCTCAATATTTGTGATTACTATATTCTGTTCACTGTCGCTTTTGTTATGCTGCGTTGTTATTCTATATGTCATATGTCTACCTCTAATTTACTTATGGTTTCTCACACCGTTCAAATCCGATCACCCACACCCACGGGTTAGCATCCCAACTGTAGCGGTCAAGATCGGATTTTTTGATGGTGCTATTCCACAGATCTGCAAATCCATCAACTTCGTTATAGCCCTCATCCGGACAAGCATCACATCCAAATGTGGCATTACATCCTCTGCAATTTGATGGATATATTCCCTCTGCAATGCATCCATCTTCTGTGATTTTCTGCAACCGTTCCACTCTTACATCTGTAACCTTAAGCCAGATACGCGCCGCTTCTTTCGGCATGCGGATGGATGGGTGCCACTTTGCATCTCCACTTATTTCATCTGTTGCTCGATACATATAGCAACCGCAAACTTTATCCAAAACGCTTTTTTGTGGTTCTTTTGGGCAACTTCCGCTTTCGTCCCCTTCACAATTCCAACATTCAAAGCGCTCCCATGTTTCACGCACATAAAGGATATCTCTCGGCTCGCAAGGCAACTTAAAGAATTTCTCTCCATACCCATCTGCAAATGTACCTCTACACGATATGCACCCTTTAGGTGTAAAAGCGGTATATCCCCATTTCGCATCATTTGGAATGAATCCTTTTACAATTCGTCTGGTACAACTCTTTCTACCTTCCAAATTTGCCCGAACCATTTCCGTATTGAATAAAATCGGCAATACCCTACTCATCCTCCGCTTCCTCCGTTTCTTCCTCATAGCAGCAATACACAATCGGATTGCTCGCATCACAGTCACAGTTATTCCAGTCGATATCTTCTAATGCTCTATCTTTCGCAATCTGAATGGCTTCCGCTTCTGTATCAGCTTCAATGTCATCATAGTCAATCGTTAATTGCAAACCTACGCTCGCATTCCACTTAGCCATCTACTCCACCACCTTCCACGATCTCGATTGCATGCGCATAACTTCTTGCTTTTTCTTTCCCAAGATCCCTGTCGTAGGAATGTTCCCAAAACTTCCGTTCATTCTCCAACTGCTCTACAACCTTGTCCGGGTTGTAGGCAGTCGGCTGCTGTCTTCGTAGGTAAGAATTTTTGCATTTATCGGATGCGGGTTGTCTGGCTCTTTTAATTGTCGTTCCAGTTCTTCCGTTACGTTCTCAAGAGAAAACTCTCTGCCGAACATATCCGTAAGGCGTTTTTCTAATGCTCGGTACTGTTGTACCTCCGCTTCCAACTCCTCGATATATTCATCTTTATGGTCGCAATTATGGCAAATCTGAGTCGAAGTGTTCGCAAATTCGTTTTTAATATTAGGGTTGATTACTGATGTGTGCCAGCGCTGTACCTCTTCCAGTGCCTTGATTGCTACTTCACATGACTGAATTTCTTTTTTGCAGTTCTCCAAATTACTGTAATATTCACCCAGGCTCTTTTTTCTAACTGCAAACACTTTTGGAGAGATCAATAATAATTCAGCTAAAACTTTTTTTGACTGCTCCATAGCATTTTGGATAAAAACTTTCGCTTCATTCTCCGTCATCTTTCTACCTCTACTAAATAAATTTCAGTTTAACTTGTTATATAATCAAATATATTCATTTGCTCTGGCTCCTTGGCTTTAATCACCAATGGCTTGCCTGTTATGAATTTGAACGATTTTAGCATTGCTTTTTCTCTTTTTTCATCAGTGTCCCAACTTGTCGGAAAAATAATATCTCCATTTGGAATATATGCTCCTGTCGTGTCGCATTGGGCTTTTATATGTGCCAAATAGTTGCTTGTCATAATAAAGTCAATATATGTCTTTCCGTCGGCATAATATACTCCGTTCGCATACCCACGACCTTTTAGTGGGAAACCTTTATCTTTTACAAAGCCATCTTCTAAAAGAAAATCCGGTATTTCAATTTGATTTTTTGATTCACACTGGAATGTAGTGTAAAAATCTGTTGAGTTCCAGTAATCGTTCGTTGTAAAAAAATATGTATACTCCACTCCTCTTGACCATTTAAACCAACTTACCCCTTTAAATGGCAATTCTCTACCATTGCAGTAGGCTTTTTCTCCAAAATTACAGGGAATTGGTATTTTCATATATACTTATTTCACTCCACTAAATTCTAATTTATTTTTAGTTATTTCCAAAATGGAAACCGTACTCATTCTTCATCGCTCCAATCCAATTTCCAACCACACCACCGGCAGTATTCGTCTCCATAACGCACATCACTCCCGCAATTCTTGCATTCGTAATCTGTTCCGCCAAAAGTTCCAAGTACAGCAGTAGGCTTTTCATCCGTCTGTTTTTCCACCGCCGCCCGGCACTCTTCTAAAGTCCCAATTTTACGATATTGCCGCCAGTCGCTTAACGCTTCAGCAAAATCTTTCTTCATCTCCTGCAATTCTTCCGGCGTGCCGATTGCTCGGTACTGCTGCACCTCTTCCAGTGCCTTGATTGCAATCTTAATAGCATCGTTCTGGCAGTGGTCGCACCCTACAGCTCCGTACAAATCGCACTCCTCGCATACCTCGCTATGTGATTCACTATCCGCTTTTAGACAATACACTGCTTCATTCTCCGTCATTGTTACTTTTTTCATAGTGTTATCCGTAGACTGTTCAGCTAATCTCTCCAAGTCATTGATGCTTCTTTTGGTTATCCGGGAAAATTCTGCATTGACTTCCCTTACGATCATATCGAAACTTTCTTTGTTTTTCTGGCTTTTAGACCCGCAGTTTCTTCGTCCCTGATTGTTCACGATTTAATATCCTCCCTCATGCTCACTCAGCCACTCTTTCAGCTGCACCTGTGCTCTGGCAAAGCACAGCTCCATGTCACAATCCGATACATTTACGATCACAAGATCTTTTCCGTTCTCTCCGCGCCCGCTTCTGTAAATATAAATTCCCCAATCAGCAACCTTGTTGTATGCAATGCTTAGATGTAACTTATATTTGTATGCAACCTTGTCAAAAAATCTCAAGAAATCACTCATGACTGCCCTCCATTTCTTTCAGCTTCGCTTCGGCTTCCGCTCTTGTTAAAAACCAAGTAACTCCATAGCTTGTATCAAGTAAAATTCTTCCGGTTCCATACTCTAAATCGGAATCACATTCCATATACCATCCATTTTTTCTGAATGTTATTCTGTCTACTGTTTGGTAAAATACTCGGTTCTCTTCCCCGTGTCCATCCAATAAATTTAAACGGAAATTTTCCTCACTTGGAATGTAATATATATCTGTACCAATACCGCACGGCAACCGTAGACGCAATCCCTGTTCCTCGGCATCCTCATCGCGTTTCAGCTTTTCTCTTAAGTCTGCCATTGCCCACATATTACGGTAGAACATGGCAATCAGACCACGGACATCTGAAAACGGGTCTATCGTTAAATTGTCCAGTATTTCCTCGTCAAACTCTGCATCATCTACCGGCAATTCATCTTTTGTTAATGTGACCATGAGGTTTCTGGCGAAATCTCGTGCATCCATTTCCATCTCATAATCTCTATATCTGGCATTACCTTCGCTGTCTACATAGCAACTGTTATGTGCCAACTCAACCATTGACATATCAGCTACGCTTTTATTTGTCGTTAATCTCTCCATGCTATCCCTCGCTTTCTGCCCGAAGCCATTTAAGCCATCCTTTTTTGTTCCAAGTGCTTCCACCAAGTACGTCTTTCGTCACGGCATCAAACCATTTTGCCAGTTCCTCGTCCGTCATGCTTCGGATCCGGTCTGCATTGGTCTGTGGCTTCTTCTGATCTCTAAGAAACGCCCCAATTATAGGTATATCCCTGTCTGCAAAAGAGAGATGCTCACTACTTTTCCCGGAATAGATAATCAGCGGATTCGGTCTTCCAGCTTTACTGGCTCTTAATACCTCATAAGGATTGTTGGAAAGCTGAAGCAATTCCCATCCATCCTTAATCATCCATTTCTTTAGATCTTCCAACTTACTGATATGTAACACATTTCTTTTTGCCATTATTTTCCCTCACGCTCTATATGGTTCTGGCAGTGGCATCCACGCATTCACTATCAATTCTTCCTCAAGGCACGTTTCCGTGTCATCCCCTACATAGAAGTTGCCACCCTCATCTTTATTTCCCTCATATCTGCCAACTACAGGCAAAGAGAAGTTTTCAAATGACAGCAATATGTATTCTCCGCTCTTCGGAAGTCTCTCACTTACCGGAATCCACTGCCCAAACTCCGGCTTCCTTGCTACTGTTCTCATGCATTCCATCATTTTCCCTACTCCCTCCTATACCTTAACTGATACGGTACTTCTTTAAAGCTTTTCATGGCATTTTGGTTCGGATGTTTTGCTGGCATTGATCTTCTTTGCGTCATTTCACTAAAAATCCGCCGCTGCTCTTTACTGTCCTTATGCATACGCATATCTCCTTGTCTTTTGCAATATATAATTTAATTTCACATTATAAGTGTATTATACCACAACTATACCATTCGGTCAACTATTGCTAGCATAGATCTGCTTTAATTAAAGTGGAGATATTTTCCCAAAAACTGACAAAAAGAAAGAGTAAACACATAACGCAAATTGCATGTGTTTACTCTTATATTGATTCTTTATACCAATACGAATAGCCGGCTCTACACTTTTAAAATCGACTTGCGTTTGTGTACGCGTGTGCTTTCCATGGAAGTCTTTCTTTCCATAAAATCTTTTAAAGCTTTTTCACGAACCTGATCTAAATCCGAATGATCCGCATCTGAAAACCTAAGATGTTCCATTCGATCGCTGCGAATATCTCTCACATCAACAACACCTTTTCCCCAACAGCCTTCAAATGCAGTTATATTTGACATGTCTACATCAAGAGTCGCACATTTATCTTCGATTGAAGAGCACAAAGACATACGCAATTCAAACGTTGCTATATTCAATAGTGCATCAAGAGCTGCTCTTTGGTGTGCATGAAGTATAAAAAGGAAATGTACTCCGCATGTTGTCATATCATCAACAATGGTTTTCCACATAGAAAATTCCAGTGGAATATTGGAAAACTCATCGACTACTACAAGAATCTGTTTTTCAGTATGTTCCATCGCAGTAACTCGTGCTGTTTCCAATGCGTGACGCACTACCCTTTCAGATGAATAATCGGCAGCAGATATTGCATGCGGCGATCCTTTAATGTCTTTGGCGCTTCCCTCAAGCCCTATATAAACAAATCCAAAATCTTTAGGCGAATATTCTGCCATAAGATTCTTAAGTAACGCTTTAGCAAGCGAAGTCTTTCCAGTCCCGGTATTCCCAGTCAATAATGCATTGTTGCGTAATACATACGCTGATCGCTCGTCGCCAATGTGCAACATCAGCTCTTTGTTGTCTGCTTTCCGGTGCCGACCTGCGTGTAATTTTTTTAAATTCATTTTTTTCTGCCTCCAGTTTTATTTTCCTCAGTAACATGTTAGATTTAGCCTATGATTTTTCCACCTCCTCTTCACAATGTATAAATTAAATAACGAATAGAGCATCAAATAACATGCACTAGCATTTGACGCCCTAACGAACTGGGCATGCCGGATTTGAACCGGCGAAGTGCAGGAATCAAAATCCTGTGCCTTACCGCTTGGCGAATGCCCAATAATATTATGAAATTTCCATTCGATACCTACTTTCAGTAGGAATTGTTTGTTTGGTGGGTGGTTAGGAATATTTTCGTATCAGATATTTTCGTTTCCGTCAGTCATTAACTGATTCGGTGTTTCCCCAACTTCCGCTTTCACGCAAAGTCGAGAAATACTGTGCAATACCATTTCAACTACTTCTACTTTCGTTTCGGCAATACGCCACCATCTGCCTCGCCGGCTGTTTTTAACCAAATTTAAACTACACCAAACTTTCGGTCTCCTGCGCCGCAATCACGTCCCGATGAACCACCGGTTCCTCTTGTAGGACCTTAGCTGCGAAATTTGACCGAATGCTCGATGGGAGAATCGAACTCCCGTCTCCACCGTGAAAGGGTGGTATCTTAGCCGCTTGACTAATCGAGCGTTGCGGTTGTTACTTTTTATCCGGAAGCCAGGTACCATTTAACCGCTAAAATCATAACCGGGTTCTTACTGTTCTCCGCAAAAGCTCTGCTCGAATCCGAGGTGCCTTTGCAATCTCTCTAACCAAACTGGTTTAACGTCCGAAGTCAGGACAGTTTGTCTGAAGCCTCCTCCACCGGTGGAATGCGGTTTCATAGCGGTGCATACAGGAATCGAACCTGTACTGCATTTCTGCAGGACGACTTAGCAAGACGCTCCGCTACCATTACGGCAATGCACCATACGCCGTGTTAGGGATTTGAACCCCAGAGACTTTTACATCCAGACGGTTTTCAAAACCGCACCCTCGACCAACCGGACACACGGCAGAGTAATGGACCATTAGGGACTTGAACCCCAGACCATCCGGTTATGAGCCGGACGCTCTAACCAACTGAGCTAATGGTCCAATACGCAACACGCTTTTGTATTGTATAAGTGTATTATACCATAACTATACCATCCTGTCAATCTTTCTTTTACTCTCAAATGTCGAAAAAAGATGAGTGATATGTTTGCAAGGTAATTGCAATAGCCGTATTGCGTTTACCTTGCAAACCCCTCTCTATTCAAAACCGCATTTATTTAATTCTGAAATATGTTTTCTGTACGCTTCGCCTGTAAGACTTACCTTTTGCTCTTGTGGCGTATCTTTTTCAAAATGAATTGGCGTTTTGGCGTCGAAACCTCTTATTGTGTATGACGGTTCCAATAACTTACTAAGCTGATTCCATGTGGTGTCACCGAAAGCGTCATTTGTTTTGGATTTAAAATCGTCCTCGTTGTTTGATTCGACCAGCAGCGTAATAAATGCTAAATGTTCCATAATAAAAAATCTCCTTTCATACCAAACTGAATTTTTAAAGTTACCTAAATCTTTGATTTACGTTTCCAATGCAGAAGCTTTTACTTCCAGCCCAGTTCCGCGGCTCGTGCTCTGATAGCATCTAAAAGCAAGGTATCTGCTCTCATGTGGATTTGAATGGTCTCTGACATTTTTTCAAAAATGATAAATTCGTCGGGATCCACTTGCTCTTCATCAAAATGGATTTCTGACGGGAATTCTGTTTTTGTACCTGCATAAATGCATATATACTTTTCTATCTGATCATTTGATATGGACCGATACAGACCATAGGTCTTGAATAAGTACCTCTCTGTATGTGTTGGATGCTGATTTTTAAGAATTACCATCATGTAGCCCCCTTCTATGCTGTTTCTTTCGCAATCTTTTCTTCAAGTGCGTGCTGCTTCTTGCTGTTCCAATGTTCTTCAAAGTCTTTTATAGTACATAATTCAATTTCGTGAGTGCTCTCTTCTTCCCACAACTCTGTTTCTGCCATTACTCCAAGCCGTTCCCGTTCCCGGTCACTTAATCTGTAGATCCAATTCGGTATATGTGCTACACAGTTGCACTCCCGGATCTCTTTACACATAGGATGCGTATTGTATCCAACCTTTTTAAGTTCGGCAACATTGTGACCAGATACCCATACAAGAACATGGTACGGGTTAAGCCGCCGTATCTCATCAGCAAAGTACACCATGCGCTGATTTCTTGATAATGTTCTCTGTACTGTATTGTGATATTTTAATGCATCTGTCTTGGTCTCGTCATACCGGTCGCTTGTTGTGTCTATAGTTTCTACACCACTCATTTTTTCAAAATATTCTGCTGTGCTTTGAGCATTTACCTTCATAACGATCCATGTTGTGCAACATTCCACAATCTTTTCCCATGTCATATCATACATGGTTTCAAGCTGCTTTAACGATTGGACGACAATCCAGCACCGGACATCCCTTGATCTGATCTGTGAAATTTTTGAATCGAACGCCGGAATGACTCCAACATTATAAAACTCATCTATCAGCAACGTTACCGGTATTGGTAATTTGTGATTGAACTGCGAATCTGCCAGCTGGGTAAGCTGTTCAAACAGCAAAGTGAATGTCATGGCAACTAACCACGATGTTGACTTTGGATTTTGGTCGTTCAAAGTCAAGTAGTAAATGCATTTTTGCTTTCCCGGCAAAGACAGGTCAACGTCGTCCTCACTTACAATCCTTTGAATTACTGGGTCTGCAAGTGCTTCCAAATGAGAGGCTAATCCACTCTTACATTGATCCTTAACTTGCGCCGACATTGTTGTGAAGTTATTGAAATATGGTTTCGCTGGGCTGTCGTCTGACTTACAGAGCATTCCTATCGCCGTAGAATTCAGTTCGTTGATCAGCCGGTATACTTTCGCCAACGTTCGCTCCGTTTTGCACGAGTCATCTGTGGCTACATGGATCATAACAGCTTTTAACAGGTTGGTTTCAATCGTTTTCCAGTAGTCTTCCTGCTCCTCTCCATATATGTTTGCAATAATTGTTTCTGCAAGGGTATTGATTAAGGAGATATTCTGACCAACAAGCGCCATAAAGTTAATAGAATCTGAATGCAGTAGGAACCGATTGTCGAAATCCAATACTTTTACGACATAGCCGTTTGCTCTTGCCATTTCGGCTGTTACACCGTAAATATCTTTCTTCAAGTCTGTAACCACCATAGATTCCCCGGCTTTTATCTTCTGCATGATTGCTGGAATGATATATGAGAACGTTTTTCCGCATCCAGGCGCACCAACAACGAAAACATTCTTATTCAATCCCTCTATGATCTTCTCCTTGCCAGTATTCAACGTATACATCTCGTGCACATTCTCTGGATCACATCCGAGGATAATATCATCAAGATCCTTATAGTCTCCATAATTGAACATATCCCGGCACTCTTCTTTAGATGCTTTTTTTGCTGTGCCGTTATCTCCTCTCTCGGAACTGTCATAATTCCGGTCCTTGTCACGGATGGAAGTCTTATGAGTTCCGACAATGAATTTCGTCAATTCTACATTGGCTAATATAAAGAATATGCCGCCAGCAATCCATGACACCGGACTGGTGAAAGTGTAGTATATCCAGTTTACAACCGTAAATCGCACGACATCCCGCGTTGCTATTGCGGCAAATGTTCCTATAACACCTCCGGCAAGCAGAGAAGCAAACAATGTGCTGCCACCAATTATGAGAAATGCCTTTTTCCGCTTCTCAGCCTGCTCTTTTACAAAATCGTACCAGATCTTTATTGATGCCTGGTCTATAAGACTGCCCTCTGTTTTGTTACTGTGTTTTTCATCCATATGTATCTTTCCTTTCGCTTCAAACAGTTTTTGATACTACAGACTGAATTCAGCCTTGAACTCTTCTAACGGTATGCTGAATATTTTTGCCCGTCCGTCTACTACTCTGGCTAGAAACTCTACTTGAAAGTCAAAACAGTATATGTAGTAGTCTTCATCCATGATTTCAGCTGTCATGAGGAAGCTGTTCAGCCGCGTCACATTTGGTATGCAGAATACAAATATCGGATTCTCCCCATTATTCAGATCTGCAACAGAGTAGTATTTCTCCCGGTGCAACTCCTTATCACCATCCATGAAGTATTTCAGTATCTTATCCTGCCAGTCGGCATGCACCATTAGGTCAGTCATATACTGTCCGTCCTTAGTGTACGGAAGATAATAGGTGTTTTTAAATCCATTTTCGAGAGATGCATACTTAAATCTCCGCGACTTTATGTGTTCTATATCATCCACAAACATTTCTACAAATGGTTCTGCACTATCAGCATAGATAATACAGTCGTCTACATTGATACTCTTGTACTGTCCTGCCGTGCTTTTGCCGATCAGGCTCGCCACTCGGAATTGCATCTGCTGTTCCTGTGTGCTTCTCCATGCCATTCGCTTTGCACCAGAATGATACAGCATATAGATTCCACCGCGGGAAAGTATAAAACCTTGCGCTCTGGAACTTATCACGTACTTGCTGTTCATATTTTCTTCTTTTACCACATTGTCGCCCTCGACCATAATCTTTACTTCTGTGTCCGAATAAAAGTACGCTGCATCATCTGCAATGGTTTCTTTGTTATACAAGGCGGGCTTGTCCTCTGTCAGCACATTTACGGATGTCCCAGACAAAAGCATTATGATCTCACTGTACCGTGCTGCCTTAATAGCTCCGGATCTGCTACTCTTGTAACTACCAAGGTTCTTCGCCCTTTGTGCGCAAAATCTGTTATAGGTACCTATGTATGACATAAAACTATCCTTGTACAATACGTTGGTATTATTAAAGTCAAGAAATACCCCCACGCAATTACGCCCGATCCAGTGTATTGTCATTAGTCCGTCCTTAACAAAATCTCGAATCGCGTTCGTGTATGTCTTCCGATCCCCAGCCAACATCTGCAATCCATTGTAGCTAATGCCACCGGCTGTCAGACATATCTTCAGAATCATCCCCTTGTACCCAATCGCATACCTCGTTCTTCGTTTTCGCAGTTTTTCTATCTTGCTTCGTAGCATTTCTTCCCGTAATGCATCTTCTCTGCCAGATAGCATCTCTACCGATACGTCTTCCATGCTAATCGCCGCCGTATCTATCATATCTGCCATGCTATGTCCTCCCTTACTACTCCAATTTATGTTTTCGCGCCAGTCTACTCCACACTTCATCCGCCAAAATTTAGAAAAACCTTGTTTTTTCTGTAAAACTTTCACACAAAGTTATTACTTTTAAAATTGCCTGATCCGGCGCAGAAGTAATAAGTTTCTTGCTTTTTAATTAGCATGTGAAACCTATTACTCCTGCACTCATTTCGGCACTATTTTCGACTACTAGCTATTACTCGTGCAGACTATATTGACACACTATGAGTAATATGTTTTTTCTTATGTGTTACTTTCAAAGCTTGTTTTTACATTGCACGAGTAATTTATTCTATGGCATACTCGACATAATCTGGTTTTGTCGTCGGATCTGTGCTGCGGAAAATAACAATGCGATGGGGAATCTCAATATTCATTGTTTCCAATTCCTCCAGGATCTCCGCTTCCTCCTCCGTGCCAGCGTGTACCGTAAACATAAAGACTGAATAAAACGGTATTGCCTGCTTGTTATTCTCAGCAAAGCGCTCAATGTATCTTTGCTTTGTTGTCTCAATCAAGGAAAGTGATTGATCGCCTACCTTGATCGCCTCATATAACTTCCCATCCAAAATGAACGACAGTGCAACATTGTTCAGATATGACGTTGCGAGAGAAAGCATATCGTCAAGAGTTTCCGCTTTGTCTAACAAATAGTACATTGCGAACATGACATCATTCCTTGCGGTTTGAATGTTCTGATTACGGTTATTGCCGCAAAGCAAGATCCCCTCTTCGTCTTCTTGTGTCGGAGATATTGCTCCTTGCCGAATCAGATTGTGTACAATGTATTTTGGAACGTTTTCGCTGCACCCGGTAAACTTCATTAGAAATTGCTTTACTTGCTCATATGTCATCGCATTTACTTCCTGAAAAACTTCAAATAACATTTGTTCCTGTTTAGATAATCGCTCGTATCTCATTTTCTTCCTCCCTAAATGGTTTTATTTTGCGTGTCATTGTTAATTATCTGTGCGTCATTATTCCCCAAAAATCCTTTTTTCCTCTAAATATGCATGTGCTTTTATGACGCGCAACTAAGTTATTATGACGCATTAAAAGGCTTATTTCTCATTTATGACGCATTAGCGGCAACTGATGCCTCTTTCTCAATACGATCATTGATATCTGTACTCATTACTTCACACTCCATGTCTGTAGCTTTAATGTTCATAAAAAGCTTATCCTTTCGTGTGACAAGAAGTCCGTGTCTCTTTTCCAACTTTTCCAGATCCGCAACCGTTTCCCTTGACAAACTCATCAGCTTTTGCGTTTCAGTAATATCCTGTGGCTTCATGGCAAGGTAGAGATTGATTTCTGCATTATTCAATATATCCATACCAATATCACCTGCCTTGTTGAAGTCACCCATCTGCTGCGTGGCTATTACTGCACTTCCGCCATACGCACGTATAAGTTTAATCATCTTAGACACCTGTTTCGCTGCATCCGGCACAACCATCATTTTCCATACCTCATCCAAGAAAATAAGATCCTTGGATGTAATATCTTCCTTTACCACATTGTATACATAATCAAATGCCAGGTATAAGAAAGAACTAAACATTTCTTCTGGGATTTTATCCTCATCGACATCGAACACAACATATCTTGCATTTTCAATATCAACATTCGTCTGCCCGTTCATATTGCTTGCTATACCGCTTACGAAAGGCTCTAAAGCATTTGCGATTCTATTCAAAGAATCTACCTGTACTACTTCTTCGTACAGGTCCCCCAGAATAGGCATTTCTTTAAGCTCGCCTGTCTGTATGTTTTTATAAAGAGATTTATTGTCGACCGTTATTCCCTTTTTTGCATATGTGCGGATAAGTGCCTTTTGCAAAGCATTTGTTTCTGCAGTCGTCATGCGGGTATCGTTCATCAGTAAGCTGATCCATGCACATAGGTTGACGATTTTATGCGTCATCCAACTTCCAGAGATTTTTTCTCCGTTAGCATCAACTGCTTTCCCTTCAGGACGGATATCCATAACATTGATTCGATCCCTTGCTCCTGGCGCAAGGGAAATGAATGTACCGCCAATGTTGGCGCAGCCATCGTAATAATCTAGGAGTCCTTTTTTAGGAATAATGAAATAAGATCGGCATCCATTTAAGTACATGCGCCTGCCGATCAATTCTTCTGTGAAAGTTTTCCCGCTACCAGAACTGCCAATAATAGTCATATTGGCATTGATAAACATATCCGTATCAAACCAATTCGGCGACACGATCGTTCCGTTATCACTTATACCAAGCACGCATCCCTTTGTGTCGTATAGCTGGAAGGTCGTAAACGGATAAATCGCCGCGATCCTGTCCGATAGGATGTTAAGCGCTAATTTGTTAAAAATCGGTGTGTTATAAAGGAATGGCATTGTTTGTATCCAGTAGTCTTCACACCAATTAGTAGCATCTGCTATCTGTAGGTGAAGTTTTTCCTTATAATGATGTTTCAAATTTTTTGCAATGCTATCCATCAGCTCATAAGTCGGAGCATGTATGGTTATGATGATAGACATGTCAACCAGTTCTGTGTCTCCAGACAACGCGTCATAAATGGTCTTATTGTTAATGAACTTTCTTTTTAACGCCCCGCCCTTTTCGTCTTTTCCCTTTGAATACTTTTCCAACATACTTCGGTGTGTATTGGTGTTGTAGAATTTTAGCAATGGCAGTACCGTTTCCCTGGGAAGCACTTTAAAAATATAATCACAATCCACGTAAGCGCCAGCCGCCAAAACATCTGTCATTATGCCGCCCTGTATCGTGTTCGGAAAAGTATTTCCTTTTATTCCGATATATGTATAATATTGTCCGTCTTCACACATATACTCCCGATTCAGGAAGTACAACCCTTTAGGTGCCAAATAATCCGCCATAACCGGTGTTTTGTTTGTACCATTTTCTTTGTTGAATCGCGCAAAATCTGCATCGATTCGTCGTTTTCTCTCTTGGAAGGATTCCCGTAAGCAAGATTTCCTATTAAAGAATTTGTATACAACTTCTTCAACAAACTCATTATATTTTTTCTCGCTTTCTCTACCATGAAACTCCACGCAAGAGTTTCCACAAGCATTCATCTTTTTTATGAAATTCTGCCGTTGGTCGTGCATGGTCTTGGATATACTAGAAAAATCCTTTGCTTTTATGCCATTCTCACCGTTATACTCCCAGAAGAAAAAGTACCGTCTTACGATTGCATTTGTAGAACCTTCCCGATAGATGAAGTTAATATAATCGTTCAAACATTCTCTGGAATGTTCATTTGTTAAGAGGTGTTGGCTGTTTGCAATAACTGTTTGGATCATATCTTTGACATCGGTATAGTCACTCATTACTTTGAACATGTACTTATACCACTTCATATTAAAAACATCTCCAAAATTATCTAACACCCGTTTCTTTCTTTCTGGCGGCATTCGATTGAAATTTATAGGGAAAATCTCAACAACCCCTATGTACCGATTATCTGGAGTAATGATTATTCCATCACGGTTGCGGACACCTATGAGTGGACTTTCATCCTGCGAAGCTCCCTCATAGTACGATCCCGTAAATTCTTTCTTTACTGAATCCTCAGTTCGTTGTAAAGCATATCTAGCTGTTTTGGCTAGAGTTGTTAGTGTCGTATTTTTCAATGAAGTCATCGAGTCGCTGTTTACTTTTTGCAATAACTGATTCAATGAATCCGAATTCTTCATAGCTTTCAAATTGTTTTTTCTCCTTTCGCCTGTATTCTGGTCCACGTAAATGTGAAACTCTTCTTCTGTGTTTGAATTTCAATTCATCTCTTATGAATTGAAATATAGAGCGATTTTTGTATCCTTTTACGAATACCACAAATAAAACCGGAACTATAACAACCGCAGACATACCTTTCACAATATTAGTGAATGGTATCGCAACTATAAACAGCGCAACCGTTGCCGATACTACTATCGCTTCCACCAGATTTTTTTTCTCTATTCCATGGAACTTTGATTTTTCTATAACATTGCTTGTCCATTGGTATTTGAGAATTTTTAATTCATCATCCTTATCGTTTTCCACTCTTCTCACCCCTTACTTTATGTATTCTGACATACATTATAATTTATCAGAAGTAATATGTAAAGATATGGTATAATTCACTTATTCCATCAAAAAAAGGCGTTATGTCTAACATAACGCCTTTAGAATGGATATAATATATACTTTCCCATAGCTTTAGCTGTTAGGAATTTTGCAAGTTCATCATTCTGATAAGTATATAATAAATTTATTCGTGGTAAACTGATAATCTATATGCACCACGCTCCCGCCCGCGGACTGCATCTTAATTTGCATATGACTGCCTTTTTTCTTGCTAGATATGATCGTAACCGCATTTCCCGTTTCTCCGTTTTCCTTTAAAATATAGTCTGTTTCATCGCTGATCCTTTCCAGTCCCACTACTGGCATATCTAATTCTTTTAAATAGCCAAGATTCGTGATGTAATTATATTCCGTATCAACCCCTTCTTCATAATAGTTTGCATCGGGATGCATATATGCTTCTGTTGATATTTGCCCATATTGCTGTGTGTCAAGCGTATTCGCATCGTTTTCTGGATTTGCACATATCAATACGCCCACTATAGATCCTCCTATTATAGCTGTAGCAAATACAGCAAACAATTTACTTTTTTTCATATAGATACCTCGTCTTAGTATATAATCCACATCTTACTGGATTTAGAGGCTGCCGCCGTCAATGTTGTTGCATTATATATGACTTGGTTATCCCGGCGCTCTATAATATTCGCATTCTCACTTTCCTTGGATGGATCATGTACGATAAACTCCGTGTCGGATATCCCTGTGATAAGAAGATAGCTTCCACCGACTCCATAAACGCTATTGTGCGGTATATAAACTAATATGCAGCCATGCAGCGTTTTAAGGCTGTCTGAAGCTGTTTTGAGGTCATAATCGGCTTCCATGCATCCTAGCCCTATATCCTCTATAAACTGCTGGATTTTCGCCGAATTTAGGCTCTCTGTGCCTTTTTCACATAAATCATTGTGATTTATCAAGAACATATCCGGTGTTATTTCAATTCGTTTATAGTATGATTCAATCATGCTCAAACACATAACCAGATTCCCATCCTCATACAAATACGAATCGCCAAATTGCTCTTCATAGTCTTCTTTGTAATAATATGGATAATCCTCTATTTCCTTTGCAAGAGCATCCTCGCTCAGTACAACTGAATCATCCGTCGAAAAAAAGGTAACTGTCGGGGTTCTTTGCATCTCTGTTGCTACCACTTCCTCGTTACCTGCCACCGGAACACTTTCCCCGGAGCATCCGGTTGCGAACGCCACCATAATTGTCAGTATGCATAACTTTGATCTTTTCAATATTTTATTCCTCGATTATGATTATGTCTTCTGTTGGATCTATAGCCTCTGTTGATGTAGAGGGATTTGCAGCGATATTTGTATTTACATATATGCAAGTATCGTCTTCGCTGATAGCTACCTCGTATTCTGTCCCTTCACATTCGATATGATATATCCCTTGCATTAAATCATTGTCATACGTTACAGAAGTAAATTTGTATGCTGGAACATCATTTCCAAACTGCATATACAGTGCATATACCACTTGTGCCAATACATCTGTATTGTCTTCGCTTTCACCATAATCCACATATTCATATAGAGAAGGATCCACAAGTGCCAAATCGTATTCTGCTAAATTCAAACAATATTGAAAATCAACATATCCGGTTTCCCTTTTGGTATCAACCTCATTTTTCCAATCTTCAATTTCTTCCGTTGTGTACGTTTTTACCAGCGGCGCTTCCGTTGGCACATCATAATCTGATAGTTCCGTGCTGTTTTCGGCAACTGTTTTTTTCTGATCCAAATACCAGCCATAGATAAAACCCATCATTAACCCGATTATTATAATCCAAATAATACCGAGAAATTTTTTCGCATGCTTTATATTCATCAATAAACAATTACTCCTTTCAGTTTAAATCGGCTTCGCAATGCTTGCAAATTCATAGTTGTTGATTTGTAACACCATTCTATGGCTCCATGCATCATCCATTGCCCGATACCCGCTGAATATCCGTCTTCAATGGTAAGATTATTGAAGGTGCGCATTACGCTATAGTAATCTGCTGCTGTTCCAAGATTGCTATATGCGAAATCGCGTTGTCGAATTGTTTCTTCATCGTCAGCAGTTGCAAATGAGGCACCGTATATTTGCTCGCTCATACTGTTTGGTGTATGTATTCCTGTTTGAATCATTCCATAAGGGAACGAATGTCCTTTGGCATCTCCGGTAGTCACCGGTACATAATATAATGTGCCGGTGCTGTTTTCCTGCAGCACGAGATCCATTTTCTTAGTTCCATATTCATACCACGATGCATTTAAAGACACTCCACCTGTATTTGCCCAGTAATTACGATAAACTATTCCAGGGGCAACCGCAATCAGGTATCTTCCATTTTTTACGGCTGATCCACCTTCACCCTGTTCCCATGTAACACCCTGAAGCACAGTTCTCCTTTTATCGGGACCAAATTCGTAACCACACCAATTTGATGCCCCGTAGTGAACATTTATTCCATTATTTGTCATATCACTTATAATATCTTGCGTTGCTTTTTCTGTGTTTACAAAATAACTTGTAGCACTAGCCGTTGCCGTAGGACCGGAATATAGATTCAACCATCCTTGATACGTTTCTAAAAGTGTTGGCGTTGCCGCGAGAGCTGTTGATTGTGCCACATCTGGGACATCCGTATACCATTCTGACGTGTCAAACGGGGTTATCACGCTTACCGGACAGCTGTTGTCGACTATATCTCCTAGCAAATAATCTTCTACTGATTCATTCGGAAAGTCATAGCTCCACGGCGTAAAATCATTGTCCAATTGAAGCGTATCAAAGATCACACGCTTTCTGTCAAATTCGTCTCTGCATTGAGCCTTCATTTGGTTTAGCATCTGTTCCTGTAGATCAATATAGCATGTGGATTCTCCCTCTATAGCAATGTCGTCCGGATCAATTCCAAACATATTGTATAATTCCGTCCAACTATAAGTATGAATTGTTGGATCTACAACAACATTTTCATCTTCATCGGTGCTCACGCTATAGGAAAGATAATAAAAATATTTCATGTATATACTTGATCTTCCGTTTACCGCATCGGAAACAAACTTTCGCTGAATATATGATGCCGCATCCTCTGATTTCGCAGTTACGGAAGTGTCGCTTGTATAAAATCCAGAATTAAAACCAAAATCCAATACTACAGCAAGTTCGCCCCAGTTTATGTTGCTATACACATCCTCATATCCATTAGGATATTTTGCATTCAGTGCATCACAAATGTCATGATAATTCCATCCTTCTTCATGTGCTTTCGCCTTTATATCCATATCGACCGCATGATTATATGCATTTTTTAGCAGCTGATGCTCTAATTTGTACATTTCGATTAACCCTTGGTCAATATCGTTATCCGGGTCATATAAATCTTCACTGACCTCATATACTTGCGTTGTCTGTAGTCCCCAATGACCATCTGCTCCTAATAGATCACGCCATATATCGGTGATTGCTGCAGAAAATGCAGTTACACTTGTTACCAGCGTTGCTACCAAGCCCTTTAAAGCGGTCAAAACCCCTCCAGAGGATAAATAATACATAATGCATACGAACACAATTGTGATGACAATAATTATAATAGCTACCATAATTATCACAAAAACAGCTGGGTTTGCGGCGATAAACGCCGCAATGCTTTTCAAGGCTGCCATCTTTTTTGCTGCTCCTATAGCGTTTTTCCCTTTTTTTAGAGATTTAAGCTTTTGGGCAACTCTTATGGCATTTTTCCCTTTTTGGACAACTCTTGACGCATTCTGCTTTTCTTGGTCAAGGTCATTTGCCATTGTATCATTCCCGTTTTCACTCATGCAGCTTATCCTCCCTTAGTCCTTCTTTTGGGCATCCGCCTTTGACTTGCTCTCTTTCACAAAATAATGCCCGGTCTGCGCATTACCAATAATTTTCCCATTATGTGTTGCATAACCATGGCAGGCATCTGTAAATTCAAAATGCTTACCCGTTGTCGTATCAAATCCGAAATCTCCGGTTTTTTGGTCGTATGAGATGCTGTCTACCTTAATATCATTCGATTTTACGATGTTTGCAAATTGTTCCGAACCACCACCCGGACACCGCAGTATTTCACCATTATAATTGATGCGGTTATCAATTCCTTTTTCATCGTTTGGTGCAAACATAGAGGCAATTTTAATCTTTGTGTCAGCTCCCGTATCAGTACCTACAATATCCTTCAATGGCATTTGCACAGTTTCGACGTCTCCAATGTTCTGTGGATCCATCTGGGTTATCTTTTCTAATTGCATATCATCTGATCCGAAATCCGTATTCGCAGAATATAACTCCTCTCCTTTTGAAGTTACAATGCCGACAAGGCTACCTTCGTTATAAACAGATGCCGTCCCATCTGGATTCATAGAATAGGATATTGCATCAGCATCTACGCTTTCACCAAGCTCAGCCATCATATTTTCTACATGCGCCTGTCCATCCGGTGTACCCAATGCCAACTCATCTGCGGTAAAATTAGCAGCTTTTTCATTGGCAACATTTAAGTACATAGCATTTCCGGTAACATCCTCAAATGGTATAGCAGTGAATCCTTTTCCTGCCTTTCGGTTAGATATGACGCCCTGTAACGTTTTATCTCCATTGGATAAAACTACTCCCATTCCGTTTTTACCAATAGATCCGTTTGTTGATATTTTATATCCCTTTACTTTACCGTTGGCATCCATCAGATTTCCGTAAACGCTCTTTAATACTCCATCTGTCATTGCCTTTGCGTTATCCTTGCCCGCTGCAGTCGCTAATATATCTGGCAGATATCGCGGATCCATACCCTGCATTATCGCACTAGCCAATGGGTTGGAGCTACCATAATCCATTGCTGCTCTCATTGCCCCGCCAACAGAATCTGTCATTGCTCTTGATGTTGCTGTTACTCCAACACCTTTCCCGAGAATTGCCGATCCAACCTGCGCCAACTTCATATTGTTTGTAAAAGCACCTACATTTAATGCCCCACTTCCTATTGAGCGATTAACCTTAGATGCTCCAATAGCCATTGCGCCCACAGATAGCGCAACCTCATTAAAAAGAGAACCACCCATGCTTGCTGTTGACAATCCCATGTCTTTCAATACCTGTTCCATACGACATCCAATACGCACGAATGAAATAAACAGGAAAATTGCGATCAATGACGATGTTAGGTGAGAATACATGTAAAAAGCAATGGAAATCCATGCCTGCGTCAGAACGAGTACCCCGACTTCCACTGCAAACATTTTTTGATATGTAAAGAAAGTCTGTTCTGTTTCAACTGCAATATAAAAAGGTAAACTCATAGGAAGACCCATGTATAGAACCATAGTCATCATATATCTTTGCGCTAACTCTACGATCAATTTTACTAAGTTATATCCGCATAGAATTAAACATGCAATTCGTATTACTAGCGCGATCAATATAACTGTTACCAAAGATCCTGAAAACAAGCCTGACAATGTATTTCCGATTGACATTCCAAACACAGTCACGTTTGACGGGTCTTCATCCATTATATCTGTTGCAGTAAAATCTTCCTGTAACGTCATAACCGCATCTTGCACAGAATCGTTTCCTAACATGCCATAATCTACATTACCTGCTGTCTGCTGACCGAAATACTCTATTGCTTTGTCATATGCACGCATTCCCCAATCAAGCACAAAATCACCGAAATACATGACAAATGCAAGAACGCATGCACAAAACGCCGTTCTTATAAGCAACGTGCGTAAAGAGCTTTTGACTTCTGTTCCCATTGTGTTATATGCATACGTTGTAAATAACCTGTAAACAAAGAGTATACCCATTAGCCCACCACTAAGCCAGGTAAACCAATCCGTAATAGTTGAGACATTTCCGTTTAGCAGTTCATCCAATTTGGTTACAGACGGACTTAAACTTCCGTCCAGAAATCCCTGGAAGATTAGTTGTATAAGTCCGACAAACATCGAATTTATAAAATTTAGAAAAACTGTTAAAAAATCACTTACTATAGTAGACAT